TGTTGTGTTTGTGTAACCAGCTCCATTTTGTGAAAAATATAAATCGTTTGTAGAACCAGAAACATAGATATATGAAGCAGATATTGTTGTGTCAATGTTTGATGTTACTGGATCAAATCTTAAAAAGCCATTCAAATCTACATTACCAACAACGGAGACTGATGCAGATCCTGCTTCTGGTGGGTATTCACCTTGTACTTGTAAAGTGCCAGATAATATTGTGTTACCTACTAAAGTATTAGAACCCGTTGTAAATAAACTTCCGGTTACTGTTTGAGTACCAATGAATATATTTGAGCCAGTTGTATATAGCGACCCAGTAATTTCTACTATTTGCTTTAGTGGATTTACATATGAGGCGGTTAATGCGTAGCTAGATGTTGTTGCAAATGAGGAACTCAGGCTGTAGGAACTCGACACTGCATAGCTTGATGATACAGAGTAACTGCTACTCAAAGCGTAGCTAGCAGACACAGAGTAGCTGCTAGACAATGCGTAGGAGCTACTAACCGAATACGAACTGGATAGTGCATATGATGCGCTTAAAGCTGGGTTAGTATTTGTAAATATGGAACCTGTAACATAGGAAGCTGTTAATGCTTGTGATGACGAATAGGCCCAAGATGCAGTTCCAAATAATGAACCGGTTATACTACCAGTTACTATTAATGAACCTGATATTCTAACATTTTTACTAGAATCAATATCTAGGAGATTTATACTTGCAGACGATACAGTAAATAAACTTGTATTATTAGCATCATCAGCTATTTTAAAAATCTCACCTCCGGAACCAGAAATTGAGAATATTGTTGAACCACTACCAATTAATTGCAGTAAAACACCTGACCCTGACATCACAGTGCTGCCTGATACTTGCAAGTTGTTAAACCTACCGGTAGTACCAATTACTGTAGATGCTGAAACTATTGATGCTGTTACAGCGTTTGATACAAAAAGTGATGATAAAGCGGCATTAGAGCCTGATGTGACTAGTTTTTTCCAATTCGGCATATTACATTCAATTATGGTTGGTTGCTAGATAGTGTCTAGTCCACTTCCCTTTTATGGGCCAATAATCTTATTATAAATAGAGACAATTAATAAATTGTTGCCGGTTGCCTTTTCTTTGGCGCTTTTATTTCTTCAAGCTGTTTAAGCTTTTCTGCTTCAGCTTCTTGATGCATTCTTTGCATTTGTGCTATCTCCTCTTCAATCTTTGATTGCAAAGCTGCTATGTTTTTTGCATCCTTAGCTGGTATTGTTGCTAAATCGATGCATTGGCGTATAAATATTAATTCACCACTTGTAAAGCTAATGTCTGACTGTAACGTATTCATTTATTATTTTTGCGTTAATGCTAAATATTGATTTTGTAACTTAATTACAAGATTGTAAAATTGCTCTACTTGATCACCTCTAAGTGTTGAGCTTTTTAGTGTTGTGAGCAAATACTCTAATTCTTGTGAAGTTAGTTTATTTGGATCAGCCTCTGGCTGCTTATTTTTGTTAACTAAATCTATTAATCCCATAACCCCGAGTATAAGAACTTTTACACGTAAATCCAAATATCATTATCACCATCACTCTCTATGTACATATTACCCCATCCATTAGCAGATCCTCCATACAATGGACCTGTTCCATCGGCTGGTTTATTAGCAACTGTATCGCGTTGTACACTAACTACTCCTGCTGTTGTCGTGTATGATATAGCCCCTAAACCAGTTGTAGCAGATGCTCCATCTTGCATATACCATCTATCTGTATCCGTGTCATATATAAAGCCGTATCCTTGATTTGCGCCCGTGCTACTTTGTATAACAATACCGCCATCTTTATTTGCAATAGAACCTGAACCAAATAATACAAACTGATCCTCTACAAGTAAGTTTGTTGTGTTAATAAATGTTGTGTCGCCATTGACTGTTAAATCACCAGTAACAATGACTTGTCCACCAAATGACGATGTTGTTGATGCTGCACCGACTGTCAATGTAGATGTAGCTCCTGCTAATAGATTAAAAGTAGTTGAAGTTGTTGTTATATCACCACCATTAACAGCTAAATCACCAGACAACGTCAATGTATCATTACTTGGGTTGTATGTTATACCAGCATCTGTTTTTAACTCTTCATACAAACCAGGTGCAGTATTATCGCTGTCTACAAAAGTTAAATATCTTGTTGCGTTAGTACTATCTTGTACAACATTTACATAAGAGGCTGATGTTGCTGAAGTAATTGTTCCATTAAATACACCAGTAAATGATCCGGTAAAAGAACCAGTTAATTGTGTTGTTCCTTGTGTTGTACCGATTGTTTGATTTGGTCCTGATGTACCAACAACTATACCCAAGCTAGCAGTAACCGCTGCTAAATGTGCCTGACTTCCAGACACTATAATCTTTTTCCAAGTTGCCATGTTAAATTATATCCTTTAATTATAAATATGTTGAATTACGGAAAACCTAAATAGTAATCACTACCACTATACATTAATGCTCCTACTATTGCTGTTGGGGTTGTAGTAAACTCTCCTATACCTAATACCCCTTCACTGTTGACTTGCATTGCTGGTTGGGTTTGATTTGCGTTACTAGAACTAACAGCTAACGTACCTGATATTAAAAGCGAACCGGTTAGTCCGTAAGAACCAGTTAATTGTTTTGATGCAGTCCACAAGGAAGAGCTGTAAATAAGTAAATCTCCATTTGATGGATTCGTAGCTTTTACATCATGTAATTCATCTAACTCATAACCATTCATTACATTTACGTAAATAACTCCGGTGGTTGCGTTTTGTACAATTACTTTACCTAATCTAACTTCATGTAATGGAGCGTCAGGAGCTATATTAGTAAATTGTCCACTTGAAGATAAATACAAACTAGTACCTACCGTGTAAGCATTAGTGTTTACATTTCTAAGGTATCCATTTGTTACGACATACCCATTACCGGCAGAACTGATTGTCGTAGCTACAAATCCTAATGTATTTGCTGATGTCGGATCTCCTTCATAACTAGCAGTTGTAATAGCAGGCCTATTACCTTGTGAACCAGAAATACGGACAACCATTCCTGGTGTCATTGTGTACGATTCGGGATTATAAACTCTTGCAACGGTTTGATGGCCTATCTCAACCATAAAATTAGATATCTCTGTATCTATTTCTAATGTTTTTGCATCATCTATCCAATGCACTCTACCCTCTTCATGTGCTGGGTAAGTTTCAGAACCGGTTATAGCAAAATCAATGTATTCGACTTTACTAATATATCCAGAACCGGTCATTAAGATTGACCCTGTAATAGTACTATTTCCTACTAATGTAGAAGAGCCGGTAATATAAACACTACCCGTTGTTGTATTTGTACCAATAACAGTTAAGCTATTAGACACAATTAATGAGCCTGTGTAGTTAATATTACCGATGTAGTTTGATGAACCAGATACGGTTAGTGATCCACTTATATTTTGATTACCGATTACATTCAGACTATTAGATACTATAAGGGAACCGGAAATATTACCATTACCAATAAAATTAAAGCTACCAGTGTCTATAAAGGATCCACTTACAGTCATAGAACCTATTGCAGTCAACGAACCAGATACTCTCAAAGATCCAGTTATTGAACCATTGCCTACTAATTGTAAACTATTAGATACAATTAAAGAGCCTGATATTCTTACACTCGAACCGCTAGCATTTAATAAATCGTGCCTATTTGCATCACTAGTACCATCTCCAATTACAAATAAATCACTTGTATTGTTTCGTAGATTATATTGACCTATAGTTGTTTGATAAGAACCTGATGCTATTGTGTGTAATCCACCTGCAAAGGATGCTGTACCAAATGCTATTGATGCTGAACCTTGCGCATGGGATGCTAGTCCGCGAGTTATTGTTTCATATCCTTCAGTGTGGGAATAGTTTGCAGAGGCAGTTGTTGCAAAACCTTCTGCATGAGAGCCGGAACTGAGTGCTCTAGTATTAACACCTTCTGCGTGAGCATAGCTACCAGTTGCTATTGTGTAATATCCTTCAGCATGTGATCCTAAACCACCTGCGGCTGACCCCACACCTTCTGCGTGAGAGTACTGGCCGACTGATGCCGATGTTATTAATTTATCAATCCAAAATATTGAGGATGTTTGATTGTTATCTATTCCAGAGGCATTTATATCAAACAATCCTTCAACAACTAACGTTCTATTCTCAGACACCTCTTGTATAAACATATAAGGTGCATCACTGAAATTCAGACTTCCCGGTCTTGATGCTACTGTTGAACCTAGTATACTGCCATCTTTATTTAAAATGTAAATAGTATTACTATTCCTAATTAAAAAAACTTTTTCCTTTGACCACCAATATAATCCTACATCATAACCATTATTAACCGGTGCTGGTGTTGATGCATTGCCCCAAGGATTATCTCGTAATACACCATTTATATCATAACCTAACCATTTTTTATAGTTAGCACCTTGCGATCCAGATCCGTATGGATAATTAACGTAAACAAATATTCTTTCTGAATTTGCAGTGCCATCACCTGGATAATAATACGGACCTGATGCTCCTGAAGCACTAATTCCCATATTTTGGTGATCAATTGTATGTGCAAATAAGTTAGCATTGCTACTACTAACTGCTCCAGTTGACTTTAATGCAAACAAATGTACTGGGCTACCTGCTGTCGTTGTCAACATTGCATACCAAATCTTACCATTTTTATCTATTGCTGGTTTTTGGAATGCAAAAGTCGATCCACTCAATACACTTCTCAATCCTATATCTGTTACTGCTGCAGACTGATATCCGGTACCACCGTGTATCATATAACTAAGAGTACCACCTGGTCCTATACCAGTGTTACCGGTTGCACCAACACTACCTGTGTATTCTAATTGGAAGTCACTGTTAAATATGTAAATTCCTGATGGATTTGCACCTAAGTAGTCAAAAGTTCCAAGTGCATAGGTTTTGTTATTATACGGATTATATGTTGCATTAAAAAATCTACCATATGTATTATTTCCTGGTGCTGGGTAATATGTGCGTTGAACTGATCCGTTAAACTGCACTGATGGTGCTGAACCTGTCCAACGTGTATCTGTCGCAATTGAACCTGTCCAATTATTATTAATATTGTTAGCAGTGGATATGGAGCCATGATATGAAGCTGTATTGTGTATGTATAAACTAGATAATGACCCACCATCGTAACTACAACTAACCATTCCTATAAAAGGTGAGAATCCATTACCATAATAAGCGTACAATACTTTTACAGTATCTGTATGTCTTTCATGCCAAGCTTCCATAACATATGGTACATTTTGGCTGAACACAGCTACGCTTCTTGGTAAATGCCCATCCATATAAGGATCGCTTTGAAAAGAACTCAAATCATTATGAGCTAATAACTCTTTTGTAATACTATTATATATCGCAACTGAGCTACTCTCATACCGTAGATTTGAACCTGAAACCGATCCACTCTCAAATAAAAATAAGAAGGTTAGCCCATACATAGATGAATTAGGATCTTCTATTGTTAGAGCTGGTGTGCGATTAAACTCGATTTGTCTATATGCAGTTGGAGCAATGGATGCCGACCATTGAGTTGATGTTCTAAAATTCGACGCAGTTATATAACTAAACTCCAAGTAATAAGGCTCTCCTTCAACACCCGTTCTTGTGTTATATCCTTCTGTATGTGAACCTTCACCTATTGCATAAGTTGATACACCTTCTGCGTGAGTATAAATTCCAATAGCTTCAGTATTTTTACCTTGAGATGATGCGTAATCTCCAAAGGTGTAAGTCATATCACCATAAGCAACTCCTGATTGTCCATCTGCAATGCTAATATGAGCAGAGTCGTCATTTATGACTGCTGAGTTATCTCCTGTACTTCTTACCCATATATTATCTACCAGCGTTTCTGCTACAAGTGCGTAACTTGATGTTATAGCCCAACTTGCTGTAATATCATAAATACCTGGTGGTAGAGAGCTTGGTCCGGCTATTGTTGATGCTGTTGAAGTCCATGATGCTGATAACACTGAACTACTACCATAAGGACCATATACTCCTGATGCTGTTATAAAAGATGATGTTAGTGCTTGTGATGATGTATATGCCCATGAGCTTGATTGAGCCCAAGATGATGTACCTATAAATCCAACAGTATTTGCGCCGTAGGATGCAGATATACCTCCACTAACATAAAATGTACCAGTTAGATATAAATTGTTGCTTGTGTAAGCAAAAGTAAAATTACTAGAACCACTAAATTCAGAACCTGAGTTGAATTGTACTTGTGTATTTAATCCACCAGGGGTTCCTCCAGGTCCACCTGCGGATCCTGTTATTGCTATACCATTAGCTTGATAATTTATAGTTATATTTGGTCCTGCTAATAATGGAACGTAGGATGCAGATACCGCATAAGCAGCCCACGATGCGCTAGCAACTTGGTATGATTGCGATAAGTGATTTAGTATCCACGTAAAACTATATCCCATTGCTAGTTCAGCTTTTTATTATAATTATCAGTCAAGCGAAACATAGAAATCTGTATTTGTAAAATAAAACAAGCCGGGTTGTGGTGCTGGGTTAGATGGTGTTGTAGTGCCATATGATGTTAGACCAAATGATCCACTAATATGAACGGAACCAGTTATTTGTTGATTACCTTTAAATATATTAGAACCCGTAGTCGCTAATGTTGGTTTTTGTGCAGTGTAAACTGGGTCAGTCTCAGTACCACTTGATCCAACAGCAACACCATTTAAAAACAATGAACCGGATATGTCTACTGATCCAGATACTATTACGGTTTGGTTTAATGTTTGAACGGCTTGAGCTGTGTATGCTTCGTTTGCTATAGTTGCATATCCAGCATTTGCTACGTTATCAATAGTAACCTCACCTATATTTTGATTAAAGTAGTTTTGCAGTTGTATTGTATTACCAGAACTGAATGGTGATTGTGCGAGTGTGCTACCGACTGTATTTATAGTAACGTAACCGATGTAGGAATCGCCAAGCCGTGTTGATATAACTGCTTCCTCCGCATGCGATGCTGTACCAAATAATGAACCAGTTATGCCACTACCTACAACTAAAAGACTACCTGATACTGTTGCTGATCCGGTTATGATTAGCGAACCACTTAAAGCTAATGTTGATGTACTATGTACAAATAGTAAGTTATTTGAACCTTGAAAAGTACTAGCTGAATTAAATTGTATAGACCATAAACCATCACCTGGGGTCGTTGCCGTAACCCCAGGAACATATGATGCCGTAAGTGCATGTGAACTTGTTGTATTTAGCAAGTTCACTACAGAACCGGTACCGTCTGTTACGTAACTTCCATTGTCTGATAACTGTAATAGTCGCTGAAAGGTACTGCTTATAAATTGGCCTGTGAAATTATCGGCTGACATCGTACCATTTTTACTTTAACTTGCTGATAATATTTTCTGCAATATACTTCTTTTCGTTTTCATTCAAACTATATTTCTTTGATAGTATTTCGCATAAGTTGTTAAGTAATTTTATATTGTCTTTCAAATTTGTAACTGTTATATTTTTCTTTTTTAGTGCACGTAAAAATAACTCTGAAGCTTCGTTTAACTTAGTTGGTACTTTAGCTTGCTTTACTTCTGTTACTGCTACTCTCCTTTCTACAATCTTTGGCTTCTCTTCAGTCTTATTTATGACTTCGACAGTAACTTTTTTGCTAGTCTTAACATCATATGAATCACTCCAAGGTTCAAAATATGTATCCTCAGCAATAACTTCTAATCTAACTTTACCAGTATCTGATTCGGATAGTAAGTTCTTCAATCTTTTTACTGGTATTGAACATTTACCACTTTCGTCAAGTGAACCGTAAAATAGTAGATTGTAGTTTTCTGATTCTAGTACAAGTCTTGCTTTGCATTCATTAAGCTTTGCTCCTTCTAAACTTAAATTACACTCGAAGGTTTCATTTTTGTCTGTGTAAAATGTATACATATCAATCTACTTTTTTTACTTTAGCTCCAAGTACCTCATTAATAACTATCTCGATATCTTTTGCAATAACATCGACATCTTCATTAACATATTTCTCTTCTTTGAACTCCTCACCTCGTACTTTAGCTATTAGTTTAATTAATTTCTTTTTCTTTTCCTTTTCTAACTTTTGGTAAGCTTGGCCATATCCTCCACCACCTGCTTGTGCTATCTCAAGTAAGATAAAAACCTCATCCCAAGTATATGGATTATTATCCCATTGTATTGGATATGTGGTTTGATCCCACGTCAGATACTGCTTTACCTGAGTCATCTCTATATAAATATGTTATGTCTTATAAACTACCGCTAGGTGCACCAGTTAATTCTTGACTAGTTTCACCACTTATACCAATACCTTGTACAAGTGTTTGTGATGTAGTTTTTTCACTAAGATGGCTACTAAGCTTTTTAACAAGAGCATCAGGTACAATATAACCAAATACTGTCATAGTAAAAGTACTTCTTACCAACCTATCATTATCAGATTGTAAGTCTGTTACATTTGCAACATTATCTACTTTTGTTCTAAATTTAAACCTCTCTTTATCGCCCCAAAAACTACCCTCACTATATAATATAGACTCTAGTATACCATTCATCTGTGCTACGTAATCTGTCCAAACTATGACATCATAAGTCAAGTTAATATACTCTGGTATAATAACATTTACGTACTTTTTAGCTGGTTTTATATTATTACTAGCTGAGAAGCTGTCGTATTTATTTTGTTGCGTGTATTTTATTTCTTGCTTATAGTAAGCTTTTGGAAAATTAGCATCTACCTTGTTTCCAAGATTCCTATTTTTTTCAATAGCTGATCTTTTATAGGCAATTAATGGACATTGTATTTTACCATTTTTATCTCTATAATAACCATCTTTTTTTACACTTTTCCACTTTTCCGGTGAACCATATATAACCGGAACTTGTATCTCACTACCGTTATCTGTTATAGTTGGTCTTATTGTGTTTTCAAAATAATACTTTATTACCCAGTCTATGTCATATAAACCTATGGTTAACTCTTTTGCTGGCTCTAGATCAAGCTGACGATTATTTGAACGATTGTTGACTTCTTGTTGTGGCTCAGATTTTTGTGTGGAAATTTCAAACTGTGTTTTAGGACGCCTTCTGCTGTTATACATTGTTACCTCCTCTTCCTTCAGTTAACTGCAATTTAGTTATTCTAGTATAGTGTGCTGAGCATATTATTGATATACTCTCTCCATATTCCGGACCTACGTTTTTTGGAAAGAATAGATCCTTACCTACAAAAAATTGGTTTTCGTTTATATTATCAATTTCGTAAAAGTTACCTCTATTTTCAATTAGATCACCAACTTCTGGCCATAAATTCAATTCTTCTAATGCTCTATGTAAAAACTTGAAGGTATATGTTTGCGATGCATCGGGTCCCAATTGATCATCAATGTTAAATGTTTGATCACCTCTTTCAATCAAACAAGTTAATCTTATTGGCTTATAATATATCTTACCTTGAGGTGCTTCACCATACAAATTGGTTTCTGTATCTTGCATGCTGAGTTGGTAATAATCTACCTCTTGTGAGATAATATTATCTAACAACTCTTTGTTTACTTTTATTATCATGCTCAAATCTCTTGAGCTTCCAAATAATGCCATGTTATTTTATGAATATTGGTAGTGGTACTTTTGACAACCTTGTATTCATTGAGTTTGCTATAGCTTCCTCTTGCTCCATTTGCCCCTTTCTAGTCATAGCTTCTAGAACTTCTTTTAATTCTGTAAGCAAGTTTGCTCTATCTTCTCTACCTTGTGTTATTAAATCTGCACCATTTAATGTTACATCTGCACCTGGTATTGGTATAGCGTTGTACTTATTCCTTATCAATCCAAGCAGTTCCTTTGCTAATGCTAGTGTATATTTATAAATCCAACCTCTACCTAATTGGGAAATACTGCCATAAACAAGTCGATTATATGGTACGTTTGATATATCAGATATAACGCCAGCTGGTGTTTTAAGAGCATCGCTTCTGTCACCAGTTACTATATACTCAAAATGCAATTTTACAGGTGTTGATGGTATAGGAAATAACTTGAGATTATTATTTCTAAGTTCAAATGAAAATGCAGACTTTCTTATTTGATCATTCATTTCAATTGCTTGTATTCTAAGCAAATCTGCATATAATGGCATAACTAAAAAGCTCACTGCAGGTGAGTATGATCCCCAACCAAAGGAATCTAAGAGTTGCTGTGTACCTGCTCCAGTACCTACATATGGATCAAAATACCTAACTATGGCAGGACTGAATTCGTGGAATATTCTCTTTATTTCTATACTTTGACTAACTTCATAAACATCTCGAAATAAAACATCTAAATCATACACTTGTTGGCCAGGTACTAGATTAATAGATCCACTTTTCCAATCTATATTACCACCTGACCCTGCCTCTGCACCGTAGTTTTTAGCCATATCTATCAATCTACCTAAGTTAGTCGATATAAGCCTACCAGTTACAGATGAACCAGTACTAGATCCTTGTAGTGTCATCATGTAGTCTTTGGCATTGTACATATTCACTTGATTACCAAACTCTGTTACAGCTTCTTCAAAGCACGCAAAAAAGTTTATTTGCTGCATCTCAACTTCCATAATAGGATAGCCTAGCTTATTAGCACACCAATTAGCAACTTTATCTGCCTCGTTTGCAAAATCAACATCTAAGTCATAAAAACCAAAAGGTGTTGGTGCTGATCCAGTTGATGGTGTATTATAATAAGATTGCGATAGCAATGCAAATGAACTAGATCCGGGCCATATAGCTATGTTTGCCATTGTGTGTTATTTTAGATATAAATATCTTATGACATTGGTTTGAACCAGTTACTACACCACTTAGATGGGTCTTTAATTGGTTGTTTGTTGTTATCCAATAATTCTTCTGTACCCATATACTTCACATAGTCTGCATTATTACACATATGTTTGTCATCCTTTTTATAGTAGAACTTACAAACATGGCAGCCAAATCCATCCTTAGAGTACATATATGGTACGTACTGCTCTTTTTCTTCTTTTAATATATCTTTTAGTTTAATCACGATATTCTTGGTATATTTTTAACACATCTTCTACGATTGGATGTCTGTGGTTAGTTTTAAGTGTATATATTGCAAAACCATTTACATCTTTAAAATTCTTAGTAATAAAATCAAAGCCTGATGTCTTTTTGTCTTTTAAGTCGATTTGTGCAACATCTCCACAAACTATCATCTTACTACCATTACAAAGTCTTCCAAGCAATAACTCCATTTGTCTGTGTGTTATGTTTTGGGCTTCATCAACTACTACACAGCAGTTTGATAAATTTCTACCTCTCATAAATGCGAGTGGTATAACTTCTATCAAGCCTTCTTGCAAACACTTGTCTATCTTTTCTTTATTGTATATTCTATACATATTATCATAGACGGGTGCTGTGAATGGAGCAAGCTTATCATCTATACCACCTGGTAAGAATCCAACTTCTTCACCTGACGTTACTGTTGGTCTTGTTATTACAATCTTTTCTATCTCTCTCCTAAATAACAAATCTAAGGCACACTGTGCTGCAACCATCGATTTACCAGAACCTGCAGAACCTCTCAAAACAGTTATTGTGTTTTCTAGTATTGCTCTTTTTGCTTCTTTTTGTTCGTCGTTGAGTTGGATTTGAAAATGGATTGGATTTTTTGGTTTGCGCTTTTGTGCGACGTTGCTAACTGTGTCCATCTTTCTATATTTTTATTATATACATATAAATAGTATTTGTTTAATATTTATAGTATATAACATTAATACTTACTACTATGGAATCAAGTTCATTTAAATCAAGACTTGCCGGTGCTAGCAATCCAATGGCATCAGTTACACAAAAAAGAAACAATATACATTCGGGGTACACTAACATGAAACAAAATGGGTTTCAAAAAGTACAAAATCCTGGTCCAGGAACACAGATAAATACTGTAAATGTAAAAGTATCACTTTAAGTTTTAATTCTCTTAAAAAAAAGAAAACCCCGCACTGGCGGGGTTTTTCTTTTAATGCTTATGGGTTATTAAATAACTCCCAAATCACCAACAACCACTTTACCATAGAACTCAGGACGAGTTACTATTTTAGCATAGCGGGTCATTACACCACGACGTGGAGTAAAGTTTGCAGGATCATACACAAGCGGAGTCAGCATTAATGGAATGTAAGGAGCATATACAGCACCTGTTTCAAGGAATTGATTTCCACGGAATCCCATCAATACAGTATTCTCAGTCATGTAAGGGTTTTTGTATACAGTATAGCGACCAGTCAAGGCACCAACTTTCTGTACACCCATATTATATGTCATTTTAGTACCATCACCATCAGCAGCATATCCTGGGATAGACTCTAGTATGGTAGCAACTGTTGGTGAACAAACTAAGAAGTTAGCTCCACCACGCAAGGTCTTACGATGGATTTCGTTAGATACCTTTTGCAGTTTGGTACCAAGTGTTGCAAACCAAGTACCTTCAATGTACGCTTGTCCACTAAACTGACTTGTTGTAAATGTGTTCAAACCAGCATTCCACTCTTGACCAGTTTTAGCTGACCAGTATGCTGTTGTTGCAGCTTGACTAATAAGCATGTCTAAGATCTCAAGATCGATTTCCATTGACACATACTCAGATAACATAGAAGTCAATTCTGCTTCAGCATCTACTGAGTGGTAAGCGTTTAAGTCTTGAGCAAATTCAGGAGTCCAGCTTGCTTTCAACTTACGAGTCTTAGCAGTTACAGGAATTGAACGCATTTGCAATTCGATTTCTGGTATTACCAAGTCATTGTCCATGTAGCGATTTGCAGCTGACGCTGGCTTTGCTTCAAAGTCACCACGATCATCGTTAGTAGGTTGCTTTGAGAAGATCAAACTAGTTGCACCTGCGCCGCCACCAGTCCATGCTGATCCGGTGATGATAAAGGATGCAGTGTATCCAGTTGTGCCAGCACTTACTTTTGTAAAGTTAGGATACAATAATGCACCTGTTATGTACGCTGACGCAGACACAAGTCCGAACGATCTTACTGCATATATATCCGCAGTGCTAGGCAAGTTTACAGTTACTTTTCTCAATTTGTTAAGAGATGCTGTAAAATCACCATCATAGTTAACGTCGCTAGCATCAGTTACAGAAGAAGATGCAGCAGTAACTGTTACAATCGATTGGCTAATAGAGTAGCCGAAACGACCACCACCATAAAGACCATCTGATGCATCAGCACCTACAGTAGACGTTACACCTTGTAGTGTTCCAGTCTGGTTTTTACCAGTTGGATCAAAGCCAAAGTTTGCCTTGTTAGTACCATACTTAAAGTCAAGGTAGAATACAAGACCTGAAGGTAAGTTCATTGGCTGTACGCTAACGAATTCTTTAGCAGCAATTTGAGCGAATACCCTTCGGATCAATGGAAGAGCTACACCAGTCCACTGCTCATAGCCAGCATTACCAGTACCAGCAGTGTTAGCTGAACCTTCTTTAATAAGTTGTTTAGCTTGATTTTCTAAGAGGGTAGCTACCACAGCTTTGTGGCTTGTTTCAAGTCCCTCTAACAGTCCTGACTTAGACCATTTGGCTAAGAGAGGTTTGATTTCATC